TTTGATTTAAGCGAAGAATTAAATAATTTTAAAGGGTGATTAAAAATGCAAAATATTAAAAATGAATTTGAAAAAATAAAAAACGATAAATTATCTAAGTCGTTGTTTAGATTGTTTATTGTATATGAAAAATCTCTAACTCAAACAGAAAACCAATATATATTTATTGATTATATTAATATATTAAAAAAATACAATGTCAACGAAAATACATTGCAAGTATTAATAGATCAGCACAGATTAAACGTTGATAATGGCTCTTTTTTCCCAAAAATAAACCAACTATTAAAACCTATCTTAATTAATAATCAGTTAAAAGTTGAATGTGAAAAAAAAGATATTATTGAGAAAAATATAGAAAGTCATATGACTATTTTTAATAAGTTGTTGTCTGAGGATGAACAACAAAAAAAATTATATATTGGTAAATCTCCAATTTCTGAAGCAATTATAAAAGAGTACGGTTACAGCAACCTAAAAAATAGAACAACAAAAGACCATATGTTTCTTATTAAGAATGTAAGGGAACGAATATCTAAACATGTGGAAAATAACTACGAAAAAAAATACGCAATTAAAACAGATGAAATGTTATTATTGACATAGAACAAACTCACCGTTATAATAAGCTTATATTAAAAATTTATATTAAAAGAGGGTAAAATGAAAGAATTAAATAACAAAGAATTATTAGAACTAATTAAAACCGATGTTTTTGAATTTAATGCTTATCGTAAAGTATATGAAGATCAAGAAATAGATTTTTCACATGCTAATCTTCAAGGAGCTAATCTTATAGGAGCTAATCTTGAAGGAGCTGATCTTAAAGAGGCTAATCTTACTTATGCTGATCTTACTTATGCTGATCTTACTTATGCTGATCTTGAAGATGCTAATCTTGAGTATGCTAATCTTGGAGGGGCTGATCTTAAAGGAGCTGATCTTAAAGGAAATAATCTTGAAAATGCTAATTTTGAAAATGCTAATCTTATGAAGGCTAATCTTGAAGGAGCTGATCTTTCAAGAGCTGATCTTGAAAATGCTAATTTTGAAAATGCTAATCTTGTGAAGGCTAATCTTAAAGGAGCTGATCTTGTAGAGGCTAATCTTTATGAAGCTAATCTTGAGGGGGTTAATCTTGAAAATGCAAAAATTACATTAACAAAAGCGAATATAGAAGCTATAAAAGGTGCGTTATTATGAAAGAATTAAATAATGAAGAGTTATTAAAATTAATTAAAACTGATGTTGAAGATTTTAATGCTTATCGTAAAGAATATCCAAATCAAGAAATAGATTTTTCGGGTGCTAATCTATATAAGGCTAATCTTGTAGATGCTAATCTTGAAGGTGCTAATCTATATAAGGCTAATCTTAGATGGGCTTATCTTAGATGGGCTAATCTTAAAGAGGCTTATCTTTATGATGCTAATCTTACAGGGGCTAATCTTGTAGATGCTAATCTTACAGATGCTAATCTTACAGTGGCTAATCTTACAGTGGCTAATCTTTCAGGGATTAATCTTACAGTGGCTAATTTTTCAGGGGTTCATCTTTCAAAGGCATCAATAACTTTGACCAAAGAAAATATAGAGGCTATAAAAGGGTGTAGGTTATGAATAAATTAAATGATAAATGCAAAGATTTAAATGAATATAGAGAATATACTGGTGTAGACGATAAATTTGTAAATTTTATTATTATTGTTATTCTTTTATTACTTTATATTGTTATTTTTTTATTACTTTATAATTGTTTTTTAGTAATATTGAAGATTTTTTAAATGGGGGTTATTTATGAATAAATTAAATAATAAAGAATTGCTTGAATTACTTAAAACAGATGTTAAAACTTTTAATTTATATAGGGAAGAATATCCAAATCAAAAAATAGATTTTTCAGGGGCTTATCTTAAAGGGGCTGATCTTGAAGGGGCTGATCTTGAAGGGGCTGATTTTTATGGTGCTGATCTTGGAGTTGCTGATCTTTATAGGTCTAATCTTAAAGGGGTTGATTTTTATGGTGCTTATCTTGGAATGGCTAATCTTCAAGGGTCTAATCTTAAAGGGGCTAATCTACAAGATGCTTATCTTGGAATGGCTTATCTTAAAGAATCTGATATTACAGGGGCTAATCTACAAGATGCTAATCTTGAAGGTGCTAATCTTTGTGGTGCTAATCTTAGACGTGCTAATCTTAGACGTGCTAATCTTGACGGTGCTAATCTTGACGGTGCTAATCTTGAATATTCAAAAATTACATTAACAAGAGAAAATATAGACGCTATAAAAGGTGCATAATTATGAATGAATTAAATGACAAGATTAACAAAACATAATTTAGTACATATTAGGAATTATCATTTTAAGTTCATTTACTATAGGTTTATCACTTATATTAAAGTCATTACTTAATTTAATTGCTTCATATTTCAAAATATCTAGAAAATGGTCATCTTTTTTTAATACTCTATTAATTTTTTCTTTTTTTTCTGCGATCATATCACTTGCGTAACTATCCCATGAATAACGTTTAAGTTCGTATCTAATCCCTGATAATGTGTTAAATATATATAGTTTAGGATTTCTTTTTATTTGACCATCTTTAGTTTTTACTACTTTTAATCTAGATTTAACAGCATTTATTCCAATGTTGTTGTCTTTGCTACATAAGATAGTAGATATGCCATTTTTTTCAAATTGTGTTCTTATTGTATGTATATCTTCCATATATTCACCTGTATTACTATGTACTTTATGTATTACGTCAGGTGTTTGTGATGATGTATCTATTTGAGTGTACAAAGGATAATAACCTTGTCTTTTTGCCTTTATCAATCGTGCATAATCTTCAATTAACATACTTTCATAAGGGGCTTTTAACTCGTCAACTATATATAAAATATCATTTTTTTTATCATACAAAAATCGTAGCCAATGGTGAGGCGTTCTAGTATGTGGGTCTATCCCCTCATGCAACTCAAAACGCTGTGGTTCTCTTTTTACCCATTTAATATAATCAAAACTATCAATTAAATGTATATTGCTATCATATTCTTTATATACTAATCCACTTTTAATATGTGGTTTTCCATCTCTACGCATGGTTAGCTCGTCACTATCCCACGTTGAAATTATATCTTTTTTAGCTTGTTCAGATATGAAAGGGTTATCAAGTATAGATAATGTAGTTGTTTCTATTAACGGATTATCCGATTCATACAAAAAATTGACTAACTGAGTAAATCCCATTAACGACGTAAATGTAAGCAATAACACACCGTTTCTATCTGCCGTCCGAGATAAAACTTCAGTAAATAGGGTGTAAGTACATTCTTCATCTAACCACCCAAAATCAATATCTAACCCTTGAAAACTTTCCCTCCCTTGAGCATAAGACCTAAAATAACATATATTCCCCTCGTTAGTTTCTAGGGTTTCATGGGGGTAACCCCTTACACTATCGTATACCCCTGATCTTTTAGTTAATTTTTTTTTATTTATTAAATTATTTATTTTCATTTGTTGGACTGATACACTCATAGAATAATTGACTGTAGCACATAATATTTTATATTTTCTTGCTTCATCCATTAATTCAGCAACAATAGAAGCCCCTAGTTCTGTTTTTCCTGATCTATTTCCACCAAAACAAACAAATATCTTTTTTCCTTTACCTGTTCTTACTCTTTTTAAAACTTTTTCTCTAAACTCTTTCTGTTTTTGGTACACATCAAAATTCATAAAAGGTAAACCAAACTCTTTTTTCTGTTTTTGATATTGTTTTAATAGATTTTTTAATTCGACTAAATCACTCATTATCCATTAACATTTCAGGGTTACTTTGTATCAGTTGTTTTATTTCATGCTTTAATTGTTCAGCGTCAAGGGTGCTTGTACCAAGTTGTTCTTCTAATGATTCTGTACTATCCCCTTGATATAGGCTTAATAAGAAACGAGCAGAAGGAAAACAGCCACTTTCACTATTTTTAATAAGATTGTTGATTGTTTGGGTCAATAAACTAGCTCTAGCATTTGCAACAATAAAATAAGCCTCGTTTGATTCCTTCAATAATTTTTTAAATTCGTTAAATGGTACTTTGAATAAGTTAGCTAGATGTATAGGAGGTATTAAGGCGTTTTTTTTCAACAAATAAAGCCTATCATCTGTCCAAAACTTAGGTATTATTTCATGTTCTCTTATTTTCATTTTAATTTGATTCTAGCATTTTTAATACTTTATTAGTATACTATAGCATATAACGGTGACGTTGATGCAATATTAAATATTAAAAAGGGTAAATAAATGACACTATCTAAAAAAAATAAAATTATCAGATACAATTTTGTAAAAGATAAGCTTATTGTATTCAAGCGTAGTTACTATAAATCAATTACAAAAATGCTTGAAACAAAACTAAATTCTTTAGATCTTGATTATAGATTCAAAAGAAATGAATTGAAAATCTATGATTATGAACAAAAACGATATTTTTCTCTTCATAAACTAGATGAGATTCTTAATTCTGATACATTAGACGATGACAGTATTAACTACTTATTAAGATTCGTGAACACCCAAAAAGCCCACCAAAAAACAGAAGAATTTTTAAACAAAGTATTATGGGCATATAAAGAGACAATTTCTATTAAAGGTAAGAAATATAAAAGAGAAGAAATTTTCGAGAGTATATGGCATATGAGGGCTATTAGATGCCGACTTGAAAAACAGTTAGATGTCAATAATACGAGAAGTAGGCCGTACCCTAAAAATGTTACTAATGTTATTAATGACATGATTAAATTTATTAAAAATGAGTTAAAAGAAATAGATGAGAAATAAAAAATATAATAAAAATAATTTTACTGAAACTTTTGATTTAGTTTTTTGTCTTAGTGTTTTAGGGTATTATTCGTATTCATCTCAAAGAATGCCTACTACTATTTTAGAGTTTTTAATTTATACATTTCTTTTTTTTATGATTTTTAAAAAAATTAGATTTTTAATAATTAACAATAAAAAATCAAACCAAAAAAAATATATAAAAAGAAGAATTAAAGGAATTAATAAATGATTAAAAAATTTATTAAAAATGTAGCTATATCTTCAATGTATATATTTCCAGTTTATTTTGTATTCTATGGAGCAATTTCAGCTATTTTTTTTAATAATATTTTCTTTTCTATTTTTTTTGTATTCTATGGAGTAATTTCAGTTGTTTTTGTTTTGATTGTTATTTTAAATTTTCTTGTTAAATTATTTAAGGAGTTAAAAAAATGAATATATTTAAAAAAATAAATGATTTTCGAAGGTCAGCAAGTCCAAAATCAAGAGAAAAAGCTTTTACTTTTCTTATTATTCTTTATCAAATTCAATGCTTTTTAAAATTTACTTTATTTCTTGTTGTTGTGACTCAATTTTTTATTTTTATTTACAACTGGGTTTCTAAATGATTAAAAGCTACAAAAAAAAGCCTGTTGTCATTGAAGCTATTCAATATACAGGTGATCCCGATAATATAGATGAGTTGAAAGAATTTGTTACTTGTGGTTTTAAAACAAACAAAGATAACACGCTTACAGTTCCAACATTGGAAGGCGAACATATAGCAAGTATAGGAGATTACATAATTAAAGGCGTTGAAGGTGAGTTTTACCCTTGTAAGCCTAGAATTTTTAACAAAACATATGATGAGGTGAAAATGAATATAGACGAGTTAATTTTAAACATTAAAGACGATGAATTAAAAAGGGCTAGAATAATAAAAGAAAATGGAAGATATCGTGGAGACATTCAATTATCAGACCCAACCGGAAACCTTGATAAAGAAGAATTAGTAAATGTTTTAAATAAATTGAAGGCTGAAATTACTTTGTTTTCTGATAATTTCACAAAAAGTATAAATGACGCTTTTTTTACAAAATATTAAAAAAAATTAAAGGAGTTAAAGTGAATATAAATGAATTTGCTATGAAAATATGCGATATTGAAGAAGGTAAAAAACAAGTAGATATAGCTCAAGTTAAAGAAATATTATCTATAATTAATGATTATCTAGGTAATTATTATACGGATAATATTTTTTATAGTTTAGTCGAAGGAATCCATGCGGATAATTCAGAAATTCAAGAGGAAAGAAAAGAGTTAAAAAAAATAAAAGATAAATTAATTATGTTAAGTGATGAGCATTTAACAGAAATTAATCTATATAATGATTTAAAAAAATGACTATAAATAAAGAAAAAATATATATTAAAAATTTAGACGATTTAGAAGAACTTAAAAAAACTCAATATCCATATCAAGTTATAACTATAAATTCAGATATTCACTTTGATATAGATTATGTTGACTTAAATATGTTTCATTTGCGTGTTAATGGCAATTTATACGCTAAATCTATTAGAGTTTGGGATATTAAAGCTCATAATATTGAAGCATATAAAATAATCGATGCGTACCAAATCACCGCAAAGAATATAGAATTATATAGGCCAATTCAAGCAGGTCGTATTTACTCATATAATTTAATAGCACCAAAAGTTACAGCAGAAGATGTTATATCAGATTATATAGAAGCTACTTATGGCTTTAGAGCTGATAACGTAAAAATAGGAAATGAATATAAAAAGACTCTTTCTGATTCCTACTTTTATGAAGGTGATGAACAATGAACAAAACAAAATATATTAAAAATTTAGAAGATTTAGAAATGCTTATAAACACAGCTAAAAATTACATTATAACCGTAAACTCAAACATTCATTTTTATATTGATGTTGTTAATCTTTCTATATTTTCTTTTAATGTTAAAGGAGATATTAAGGCAATTAAAATAAATGTTTATAATCTTGACGCATACAATATTACTGCATGTACAATAAATTCATGGGGAAATGTCAAAGCAAACCATATAGACCTAATAGGCTGTTTAATGTCCAAAAATATTGATGCGTATAGTATATGCGCAGGAGCAATTAAAGCAGAAGGTTATATTAAAGCTAATAAAATAAAAGCTGAAATTTCTGTCAAAGCAAACAACCTTAAAATAGGCAGTTGTAAAACTAATAATAATATACAGCAAAGGAGCTAAGAATGAATAAACCAAAAATAAACGGATATATTAATATTAATGGAGAAACTAAGAAATTTGCTCTATGGGAAAATGAATCTAAAACAGGAAATATATATTATACTGGCAAGATTCAAGACGCATCCTCAGAAGAAAAAGATAGATACCTTAGAGAAGACAAAGACAAGAATAGTATTTTAGGGTTTAATGCGAAACAAATATAAAAATGTTAAAAGGGGGGGGTTCGATTCAAAAAGAGAATATAGGCGTTATAATGAGCTTTCTATTTTGCAAAAAGCTAATATAATAAGTGAATTACAATGTCAATTCTCTTTTGAGTTACTAGAAGGATTTACGTTAAAGAATCATCATGAATGTAAAAAACAAACATCTGATAAAGTAAGACCAATTAACTACATAGCTGATTTTTTATATTTAGAAAACGGATTTTATATTGTTGAAGATTCAAAAGGAGCTTTGACCGATACATACAAACTAAAAAGAAAACTTTTTTTAAAAAAATATGGTGAATACTTTGTTTTTTTAGAAACATAAAGGGGTAAATTATGAAATTATTTAAACTGTTTAGAAAGAAAAAACACATTGATTTATCTGAAATAAAATCTCTAAAAGGGTTTCTTTCTTGTTTTATCTCTTACAATATCAATTCTTTATCTGATTACAAAAAGCCTAAGTATAAAAAACCAATATATAATATGAAAAAGTTGCCCTGAAAAAGGGTCAACAGGGCAACAATTTATGCCTATAATTATAATTAAAAATTATAAATTTTTCAATATGTTTGATTTTCTTCTTTTTCTTATATATAATTTAAGTATATTATTAATATAAAACATTAATCTAAGTATAACTATTAACATTATTTTTAATAAATAGGTTTTTGTTTGGAAAACTATAAAACTTACCAAGATGAATATCTTGCTATAGATCACTTTATGAGTTTGAAGAAAACTTATGAAGATCAAAGACAATCTTATGAGGAAGCATGGAGACAAGCTTTAGATGCTGTCTACATGCTGGATGATAATCTTACTAAGGTCTATGAAGGTAGGGCAAGAATAAATAGCCCAATAATGAAATGGAAAGTTCAAGGTATTCAGTCACGAATAATGAAAATTCTATTTAATAACATTCCTATAGGAAGAATTGAGCCTACGCTTGATTCAGACGTGCAAGAAGAATTTATTGATCTATGGAATAAGTACATTTTCGAAAAACAATTAAATACCATTAATTTCATGGATTCTTACCGATTGTTTCTTAAAAATTGTATTATACAAGGTACAGCAATAGCAAAAATACCTCAGGTATACGAAACCAGTACAGTAGACTTTTTCCCCGATGATGAAAGTACAGAAGATGAAATAGTTATTAAAGACGATACTTACTTTGAGCCTATTCTATTAACTGAGTTTTATACGGATGTTAATCAATACAACTTGCAAAATTCATTAGCTAATATTCATTCTACAGCGATTAGATACGAAGATTTAAAAAAATTAGAAAAGAGAAAAGTAAAAAATACTTATGAGCTTATAGACCCTGATACTGGAGAAGTTTCAGGCTATGAAGAAAAAGAAGAAGAAGAAGGGAAATATCATAATCTTGATTTAATTATTACTAATGATGATGGATATTCAGCAGAGCAACAAACATACATAGAATTGTTAGGATTTACACGAAGACAAAAAAGCAAAATTGATAAATTAATGAAAGAGAGTTCAAAAAGCGGTTTAGTTCAAATTGATGAATGTTATGGTAAATATATTATTGATGGCGTAGAAAAAGAAGTAATATGTACTATAGCTAATGGATTTGTTGTTATCCAGTTAGAAGAAAGCCCTTACATTCATAAGCGATACCCTAGGCCATTTATTTCTGGTAAGTATGAGCCTATTCCTAACTGTTTCTATGGGGTGAGCAATGTTATAGCAGGTCTAGATTTGTTGCGTGAATTAAACGCTTGCAGGTCACAATCAAGAGACGCTAACACGCAATCAATTTTCCCAATGACTTATATAGATAAGTCTAAAAATATTAACTGGGATTATCAATGGAGGCCTAACGGAATTATTGAAGGGATTGGTTCTGATGGTATAACCTCAATCATTAACCCTTCACTTGCTAACGTTAATTTAAATGACAGTGCAATTATTCAAAGAGATATAGACCAATTATTTAGTTTATCCCCTGTTCAAGAAGGTACTAGCGATAGGTCAAAAATACCTCATACTAAAGGGGCTACATTATCAATAATTGCTCAAAATGATATGCCACTTAATGAGCTAATAATGATTCAAACTAACGAAGTTTTAAAGCCTTTTATTGAGATGTTGTACGAAAGAAATATAACCTTCAAAACAGTAGATGACTTATTAACCATTTATACAGAAGAAGAACTAAATTCAAAAGGGATAAACCAAAACCTAGACATGAAACAATTATATTTTAACTTCAATATTAAAGTATTAGGTAATCTAGAATTATCGAACGAAATAGCACATCAAAACGGATATATGAATTTTCTAAATTATGCTCAAAGTGTACCTCCATTAGCGAAACGATTAGATTGGAAAGTTGCAGGGGAAAAACTGTTATCTAGTTTTGGGATTAAAGATGACGGAAAAGATATATTCCTAGACGAAGAAACAGTAATGGAAGCAGAAAAACAAATGCAAGAACAACAGTTGCAAGCATTACAAGCACAAAAGTTTGATAGAAAAGAAAGAATGATAGAAGAATTGGATATGGAAAAAGAAAAAACAAAAATAAAACTTGAAAGTGACATGATAAAAGACGCTAACGAAGTAGCATTAGAAAAAGCAACAGGACAGAAACTTGCGTAACAATTTAAGAGATGTTTATAGCTCAGATGAGGTCATAGCAATAATTGACAATGAATTGATGATACTTCACGAGACTATGGATAATCACTTGCTGATGTGTAATGAAAACAACTTTATTGAGGTTATTAAAATAGCAACAGCAAGGCAAACATTAAAGAAAATAAAAACTGTTTTTGAACAGAAAAAATAAAGGTGAAAACATGAAAAATGAAAATGAAATATTGACGGAATCTTCTAACGAAGAAATAAAAGAAGAAAAAAAACGTCCAAAGAAAAAGAAAAAAGAAGAAACTAGCGTAAAGTTTGATGAGGCTATGTACGAAGACCCGAAATTCTCAAGTAGTCATGCGGTAAAATGTAAAGTTTCAACAGCACGTTTTTTTGATGTTACTATCGATCATATTAGTAATGCTTACTACATTTTCAACGGTAAAAAAATAGATGGTTTGTATATTACGCAGCTAATTGACAGACACGGTTTTTCTAATGGAATGAAAGAGAGCAGGGCTACAATCGCTAAAAAGTTGAATATGACTAATACGTTGCCTATAGATGTAGCTGAAAATAAATTAAAAATAATTCTACAAAACAGTGATGTTGTTAAGGCATATAAGGACTTAATGAAAGATTTTAGTGATGATTTTCTAACTAACACAAAAAATAATATTAAATATGGAGCATAGATATAAAAATGGAAAATGAAAACATTCAAAATGATTCAAATGCAAGTAATCAACAGAAGATGGAAGAATTAGCTAATTTTATAAATCAAGCTAACGGAATCCAAAAGGTAGATGAACAGCCTGTGGCTTCTGATGATGTTGTAGAGGAATCGGATCAAACGCTAGAAGCTGAGGAAACAATTCAAAGCGATGAAGAAACAATTGCTGATGAAGAAGTTAAACCTCAGAAAAACAATTTTTTTGATGGTAAATCAAATGATGAATTGATAAATATTATCAAAAATGGAACAAAAAAAATATCTCAGCAAGAAAACAATATCAACACTCTTAAAAAGCAAGTTGAAGAATTAACACAATTAACACAACAGTTCAATAGAGAGAAAGAAAAGGAATCTATAGAAGATAAATATTCTAATTATGATCCTTCAGATGTTGAGACTATTAAGTCACTTGCACAAGAAGAATATCAGCGTTTGAAAAACCAAGAAATAAAACAAAATGAGCAAGAACTAGAAAATAATTTTAGAGAAAATGACAATGCTTATCGAATCATTGAGGAAAATCTTATGGAATTAAACCCTGAGCTACTTCCTGCCTTTCAAGCTGAGTTGCAAAAAAGAATTGAACAATATGGCCAAAATTCAACAATTAACAAGAAGGGATGGATACAAACAGTCAAAAAAGAAATTTTTCCTAAAATTAAAAATCAAAACTCTAGCTCAAACCAAATACAAAAAAAAAATAATGTCTTAGCTAGAAAAGTTAAAGCCAATTCACCACAAACTAATTCTACAGCTAATAATAGCAACAGTTGGGAAGGGAAGCCTCAACCCAAAACTCCTAATGAGTACAGGGAATGGTATAACGCAAATAATAAAGCAAAGGGTTTATCTATCTAGTTTGACATAAAAAGGAATAAAAAAAATGGCAGACCAACAAACTACACAAGCGTCATTGATTAACGCTGTAAATACATATTATGAATTACAAATATTACAAGACTTTGATAAAAAGGCTGTATGGTACTCAAACGCACCATATAAAAAGCCAATTCCACAAGGTTCTGGTAATATTATACAATTCACTCGATACAACAAGATTAATCCGTTGTTTTCTGATGATTCAGACGAGTTTTCATCTACTCAAAGCTACTTATCAGCTCAAGTTATCACAGCTAATCTTCACGAAAGATCAAGCTATGTTCAAATATCTAGAACAGTATCATTAACAGCAATCGGAGATGCTCTAGAACAAGCTTCAAGAAAAGCACAAGATCAAGCGGTTAAGTCTCTAGACGTTATGATTCGTAATGATATTGGTATGGCTGTAGCAGACGTAGCTAATGCTTCTTCTGTTAATATGAATAACTTAGCAATAGATGGCGGAACTCTTAACTCTACTGGTACAACAGCTAAAGTATGGTCACACGACAAATCAGCAGATGGTGATAGATTCCCAATGTACCATAATAAAACTAGAGTACAGCAGTCAGCTAGCGTAACAAGTCTAGCAGGGTCAGCAATGACAATTAAAACTATTCAGCATGGTGTCAGTGTACTAAACGGTAAGGATGTACCACCATGCAGAGATGGGTATTTTAAATTAATTACTAATCCTACAACAGCGTATCAACTTACAACTAGTTCAGGCTTCAAAGGTTGGTTTTCTCCTACTAGTTCTGAAAGAGCTTTAGAAAATCCTGCTGAAGTAGGTGTTGTTGCTAACGTGAGAATTATGACATCTAACCTAGCATATTCATTTAAATTATCAGGTGACACATTAGCGACATCTTCAGGGCATCTAAATTGTTCTTTATTGTTCGGTGATGAAGCCTATGGTACTGCTATGATTGCAGGAGAAAGTGGAGAAAAAGGATTTAATTTCTACTTAAAGCAATCAGGGTTAGAATCTACAAATGATCCAGCGTCTAAGATTAAACAAGCTGCTTGGTCTATTTTAGGTGTAGGTAAAGTGTTAAACAAATCTGCGGGTCTTTGGATATTAACCACAGAATTTCAAGGTTAATTTGTTGACACTTTAGGAATTGTTAATTAAAATATAATTAACGTTCCAATAAGTAGCCAGTCTCATTTTTCCCTCTTTGAGACTGGCTTTTTTGTTTGACATTTTTTTATTTAGTGTTATTATTAAATAAAGCCACTTAAACCGTAGTCAGGAAAGATGAGCGTATTATATGCGTTCATCTTTTTTTTTTGGTTAAAAATGGAGTAAAAATGTTACAAAACCAATACGATCAGCCAAAACGCAAGTATTATTCTGCTTATGATACAGATTTAGACATAGCTGATGGAACAGTGACATTAGACGTTGCTACAACGTTAGAACGTAACTCTGTACAAGGGTATATTAATAATAGCGGTTCTCATGAATTAACATTTAAAATAAGTTCTGATGGTGTAAATTATGGGCAAGATATATATTTGCCCTCTGATTATAGGTTCGATACTAAAAGTATTAGTATCAATAAAATACAAATTACAGCAATACACGATAATTCACAGTATGACATTTTTTTAACATAGGAGCGTATTATGGGTAGCGATTTATCACAATTAAGAAATAAATTAGAAATACAAATTAATGTAGGAACGACTACGACCGCAACAGACCCTTCAAGCACAATATTAAACGGATTTATTAATAATTCTATACGATTGATAGCAAGAGATGTACAGCCTTCTATATTGCATAATGCTACGCCTATTAGTGTTAATATAACGAAAGGACAAAACAGTGTGACTTTTCCTAGCGATTTAATCATAATTAAGAATTTATATTTTAAAAATAAAAGTAATACGTTTAAAGAGTTGGTACCAAAAGAGTACAAGGACTTAATTCAGGTGAGCGGAACAAGTAACTTTTTCAATGAGGCTTATACTGGAGATCCTACATGTTACAGTATTGCAGAAGGTAAGATAATTTTTAATAAACATTTTGACAGAACAGAAAATGATGTAATTAAGTTGTTAGGTGTAAAAAATCCTACTGAGCTTGTCAATGATTCTGATACTACAGAGTTAAGCATAGATTATAATAATTTAATTATTTATACAGCTAGTTTTTTGTTTTACCAAAGAGAGGATGATCTGCAAAATCAACAAAAGTTTCAAATATTAGCTAAACAAGAAGAAAGTAATTTAGACCTTAATTTTACTAATAACAATCAAAAAGTTATTGGTTTAGATCCTAAATATTTTAATAACAACAGGCGTTCAATGAGCGACCCCTCAGTATTTTTCAATAGCTAATGGGCAATTATCCTTATACCGAAGTCAAATATTTTAGGGGGCTAACAAAATCGAAAGATGTTTTTAATGCCTTACCTGGTCAATTAAGTAAGAATGAAAATTATATGTATATGGCTAATGGTGGCCTAGAAGAACGTGGCGGTGGTCTATTATTAACAGAAAATCCAAATTTTAGTGTAACTCCTGATGATCCTATTTTTTCTCTTGCTAATTATACTAGCCCTAATGATTCAGAATTTTTAATCACTAATCAAGACGATAAAGTTTATTATTATTCTAATGGTTGGAACGATGCTAATGCTTCTTTAGGTTTAACTGCAGATAAGAAAATAAGATGGGAAATGGCAGGTTTTGGCGCTAATCGTGCTATATATGGGGCAAGTGGAGAAAATTACTTAGTTAAAGTTATTGGTAATACCCCAATAGCAAGTAAAATTACTTCTAATGTACCTAGTGGACTAATTCACCTAAAACTACATAAGAATAGGCTTTTTGGTGTTGATGCAGAAGATACATTATATTATACAGAAATTTTAGATTTTGAGGATTGGAATACAACGTCTAACAGCATTAAAATTGCACCTGCTATTGACGGAAAAATAACAGGGATTGAGATATGGGGAGATGCCCTTTTTATTTTTAAAGAGCGTGGTGTATATGTGTTACCTAATGCTGATATGCCAGTCCCAAAAACTAACTGGAATGTATTAAGAACGGATGCAATTATTGGTTCACAATCTATCGATACTATTAAGAGAACAAAGATAGGCATTATATATCTATCCACAGATAATTATATAAGGTTAATTAGTCCAAATATCAGTTTTTCTAGTGGTGAATATACGCTAGGGGGTTCAGGTTCTCCGATTATATCTGAGGATATACAAGACGATATTATAGAGTTATTAGATACAACGAACACAATTAATGCAACAGCAATATTTTTTCAAGATAAATATATAATTTCTTTTCAATCTGTTAATAATTCTTTAACTTACAATGATTTAACTTATTTTTGTGATACTACAAAATTCAATCTCTTAGCTAATATAAGTCAGCCTCAGCCTTACTGGGGGCAATTTACAGGCTTTGATTATAATTTTTTTGCAACACAAACACAAAGCAATAAATTAAAATTATACGGAGTGAAGGGCTTAAACGGAGAAGTCCACGAAACCTTGAATAATGATATTCATTCAGACAACAACGAGCCTATAGTAAGTAAAGCAATTTTATCTTTGTTACCTATGGGAAGTGCAGGAACAGTAAAAAGAATAAATAAAATATATTTCACTGGGGAAACTGATAATTGGAATATTAATCTTGTATTTAATGCTTATCGATTAGGTAAGCCTTTTGTAGGCGAAGGGGAGGGCATATCTAGGATATATACCACCTCAACAACTGATGCGTCATTGATAGGAACAGCTATTGTAGGTACTGCGGTTATTGGTAATAAAGGCGTAAGTTCTACTGCGTATTCTTGTAATTTAAGAGGTAATTATTTTTTAGCAGAGTTTGGAAATTCTAATGCTAACGAATTTACAAGAGTTTTAAAATTAATTGTATATTATCGAAATTTAACGCAATCATAAGGAGTAAAAAATGCAATCAACACCACAAAATAATGCACCAGACCCAACACCTACCAATCAAGGGTTATTAAGTCCTGAGTTACAGGCACAAGCACAACAAATTTTTCAAACACAAGTAAAGCCACTACAAAAAAGCTTTAAAGAAAGAGAAACTACAGGATTAGAGAGTTTAGCTCGTAAAGGATTAGCTTTTGGTGAGACAGGTGCAGGGGCTATGGCTGATATATACGAAGCTCAAGCAGAAGCCGAAGCAGGTTTAATGGGCTTAATTACTGGTAATGTTATGGAACAAGCCTATAGAGCTAATGAATTAGCAAAACAAAGAGAATTTGCCAAAGAAGAACGTTTAGGTCAACAAGAATTTCAAGCAGAACAGACAGAAGCACAAAGACAATTTACTACACAAGAACGAGAAGCAATACAAAATTATAATACAGCATTACAAGAACGAGGTTTTGAACAGCAAGTAGATTTACTCGAATTACAAAATCAACAAAATAGATTTAATAGAAACGAAGAAGCAATTTTTGGAATGTTACAATCAGGACAAATTACGTCAGATAATGCAAATCAAATTATAGGGAATATATTAGACACAGTTTTAACGGATGAATCTACTGGTGAATTTATGGGGTTTCAGTTTACCCCTGATGATGAATTGTTGTTACAACGTCAAGCTACACAAGCAGGATTATCAGTTGATGAATATATCGACCTAAGAGAAAAGTTAGGTTCAAAACAAAAAGATGTTGTTTTAGATCAGCTAGAAAGGTTTGTGTTTAATCCTGAATTAATGCAACGTGAACAGGAGAGAATGGCTAGAATAGCGACAGGGCAAGATGAAAAATCTTTAAATATTATAAAACAATATGAAGAAGCATATGATAGAGTGCTTAAGGAACAAAAATTATTAGAAAATCAGCGAAAAGAAGAGGAAAGACGTCGTCGATGGTAAAGGGAGATTATAAAAGGAGTTAATTATGCAATATCAATCTAATTTATTACAGTCATTAGGCTTACAAGACATTATTAATATGCGTGAAAGAGAAGCGGTGCAAACTGGGCAATCTATAGTTCAAGCGGATATGTTAAGACGTGAAGAAGAAGCTATAAGAAGACAACAAGAAGAACAAGCAAAGCAACGTAAAGCAGGGGTTTTTACTTCAATTTTAACGTTGTTAGGTACAGCAGGGGGGGCTTTGCTTGGTGGTCCAGCAGGGGCAGGTATAGGGGCTTCACTTGGTAAAGGGTTAGGTGGCATGATTAATAAACCTTCACAGTCTACGACAATAGCAACTGCTCCAATGCGACAATATCAACCGAGTAGCTTCATGTCACAATACAGAGGGGGTAACTATGCCTAGTTTTGAAGAATTGCAGAATAAAAGTGTATTAAGTGCTTTAGGTTTAAAATCATTAATTGAAAAGACTGCTCAAACTGCTGAATCTATAGGTTCAGGGTTAGCAGGAATTGCTCAAAGAGGAGTACAACAATTTAAGCAAGCCGACCCTTACACTAGAGCTGAATTAGGCGGTTTAGCAGGTCAAGTCATTGGTGAGGTAATCACAGGTAGAGAAGCACCAAGAACAGCCGAAGCTATTAGACAAATTCCTACTGCTTTACAAGAACGAAAAGAAAAGCAAGAAGAAAAACAATTAGAAAAGTTGAAATTATTAAGAGATACACAAGCAGAACAACGCAAAGAAGAAAGAGCAATACAAAAAGAAGCAAGAGAAGAACGAAAAGAGGCAAGAGAAGAACGAAAACTTCAATCTCAATTAACTGAAAAAGGGCAAGTTGAATTAAACCAAGAAAATGTTGGCCTAGTAGAAAACATATACGCTAAACCTTATGGAGAAAAATATATTAATGTTTCTGAAGATACTGGAAAAGCTATTTTTAACCAAGAAAAATACGAAGAAGACTTAGCTAGTGCTGAAAAAGACATTGAAAAAACAAAGTTACAGTTTGAAAAATATGATAATGTATTAAGTGCTATTGATGATCTTATGCTTGTCAATGAAAACGGTGAGATTCAATTAACCGAATTAGGAAATGCTATCACTGCCACTGGTACAATGGAAGCATTAGGTGAAAAGGGAAGGAGATTAATAGGAGATCCCATACAAAATACAGCAATGGCAAAATTAAAATTAATACAAGCAAATTTAGGTTTCGACGAATTGCAAAAAATGAGAGACGCAAGTCCGACTGGTGGGGCTTTAGGTACAGTATCTGATAAAGAGATAGGGTTTTTAATTAATGCACAAAAAGCACTAGAGGAAGGAATGACCCCTGAAGCTTTTGCACTAGAATTAGATCGTCTAAGAACTGGTCTTATAAAATTTAAAGAACAAGGAATACTAAGCGTAGACGATATATTGAGCAGATCAGTTATGAAAACAACAAAAGTTAGAAAAATATATGACCCAAAAACAAAAAAACTAAATGAGGTCAAAAATGATTGAGGTTCAAGTAGGTAACGAAATAATAGAATTTCCTGATACTATGTCAGACCAAGAAATTGAAGATGTTCTGAGAAAAGAATATCCCCAACAGAAAAAAGCGGAGTTTGTACCTGAGCAACCAAAAACATTAAGAGAAAAAATAGCTACAGG